GTAGGTACTTGGAAGGTGTCTGTATCGCTTGACAGCTCATCTGAGCGCAGTACAACGTTAAACCGTAAGTCATACGCACCGTCAGGAATTGGGTAGATGTCTACTTGTGTATCACCATCTTGACTAATACCGTTGAACGAATAGTAGTACGGTGTACCTTTAGTAGCATTTTGATTTAGAAAGAAAGCATTAAACTTGTGGGCAGTTTCATACTTCATAAAGTGGTTAGCTGTATCGTTGACTACATCAAGTACAGTTAGTTTATTTTGTGAACCGTTTAGTTCATAGTTGAATACGTCTTCCGTAGTTGTAGCCGAAAGAGTAGTACGAAGACCAGACCAAGACCATGCTTTTTCTACATCGTCCTTAGCGTCATTAACAAGTACAGCAATTAACGATGAGTAAGTAGACTCATTAACCGTAGATACCGTTCGTTCTCTTAAACGTTTTAATATATTGTTTACTACTTCTAAGTAAGTCATAGAATATTATACCATATTTTGGAGGTAATGTAAAGTATTACCATTTAACTTTATCAGCCCAGTAAGCAGCAGACATCTTACCTTTAGCTATGTTCTTTGCGTGTCTTGCCTTGAATGATTTACGTTTAGCCTTCATGCGGTCAGACTCACCAGCTTTAGGTTTACCTGCTGTACTAGCACCTTGCTCACCAAAACGAATGGTCTTAACCTTGTCACCTTCTTTAGCTACTACTACGTGTGACTTCTTTGGGTGATTAGGTGTGCGCTTAGGCTTGTTGTAACCTGCTACACCTGCGTTAGTTAATCGTGAATCTTTCTTTTTAGCTGCCATTAGCTGCCTACGTCTGGTAACGTTGCTGCTTTTAGTTCGTCTACAGTAGTCATACTATCTACTTGTGCTGGGGCATCGCGCAGTTGTTGTTTCTTGGCTACGATAGCTGAAGTATCAGAACCTGATTCCTGTGCTTGCATGTACTGAATGTCCAGAGTTGCTAGTAAAGGCTCACGCTCTTGACGTAATCTGTCCTTAGTAATGTCTTTAGCTTTATCTATGTTTACAGTAATCATTATTCTTCTGCCTCTACATAATCTGGGTGCTGTGGGTCAGTAATAAACATATCGTGAACATTACCTACGCCATCTGTTAAAGTAGTTTCGTCTACTTCCCAAGCGTCACGAAATGTTCTATCTGAAGGTACGTCAGCTTCTTCCACTATCTTATAAGGCTTGCCACTTGGTACGTCTTTAGCAGCTATTTCTTCAATAGTTAAACCACACTCAGGCGCAGGTATAATTACTGCTACACCACCTTCTTCTGTTTTATATATAATTCGTTCGTTCATTTGTTTACCTTAAAATTGCTATACTTGCAACAGTGGCTGCACTATCATTAGTAAAACCCACAGAGTCACTGCCACCAGTCGTACCAAAGTTTACACGAACACTTGTAGTTGCCATAGGAACTGCACTACTTACAGCAAAAGAAGTATTTGGGTGGCTAGTTATTTGATAGCTACCGCCTACTACCGCGTAATTTGTATCTGGCATAGCTGTTGTAAAGTTTACCGTGTAAATTCCTGTACCATTGTCAGTAATACTACTTACATTACCACTTGCACGAATAGCCACAGTGCCAGTACCATTAAAGTTTACCCAAGCACGACATCCGTAAGCTGTAGCTACTGAGCCATAGCCAGAGTTGAATTGAAGCAAGCCAGCAGAAGTGATGGTTACTCGTCTTGCGCTGTCTGTGTAAAAATCAATAGTGCCATCAGCAGAGCTAAACATTCCACCGTCAATATCTCCACCATTTCCTTCAAAAGCGTAACCATTATTATTAACACCAAAAGCACCTGGAGCGCCACCCCTAGCTCTAATGCCACCATTAACTTGCAATGAAGAAACTGGATTACTAGTACCAATACCTACATTACCATTGCTGGCGATACGCATTCGTTCTGTACCTGAACCAAAATTGCCATTGTAAAAACGGAAACTTCCATCTCCTTCAGAACCAACGTGCCAGTTATTTGTTCCTGTAGATGATGCCCCATATTCTAAAAGTGCATAGCCTGTTGCTCCACCATTTCGGACACGAAATTGTCCATCAATGTCTAAGGTTTTCGCTGGCGAAGTCGTACCAATACCCACATTACCACTGCTGTTAATACGCATTCGTTCTGTTAAATTTGTGTCAGTAGTTGCATTTCTAGTAGAAAAAGCTAAGTTACCAGTAGTGTTGTTTGACCCATTAGTTAAAAGCCCCTTGATAGCTGCCATGCCCACAGCACCAGTATCATCAGATTGATTAGAAGCAAAGATAACACCACCACCATTTCCAGCCGAAAAACCAGAATCAGAAACACGCAAGAAAGCTCCTTGATTACCTGCGTCAGTAATGTTAGCTGTTGTCTGACCTGACCCATAAATATGTGCTTTAGAGCTAGGGCTAGCAGTACCAATACCAACTCGATTGTTAGTAGCATCTACATATAAGGTATCTGTATCAACAGTCAACCCATCAGCAGTTACAGTACCAGTTACATCAACGCCTGTGGCTGTGGTAAAAAGTTTTGGTGCGTTATTATGGTATAGCTGAACCTCTGCACCATCTATAGCCTTGACCATATTTGTAAAGCCAGACTGTCCTCTTAAGAAGATTTCACTGCTACCATCTATATATAAACTACCAGTACCTGAGTCTCTTATTATGCTAGCACCACCTGAATGGTAAATCTGCAAGTCACTACTATTACCAAATATAGCCTTGTCGTTATCTCCAAAGTTAATATCATTACCATTAGAAGCTAAATCACCACCTAACTGTGGGGTAGTATCCTCTACTACGTTAGATAATGTACCTTTAGCATCTAGTGCAGTCTGTAAACCATCTACGTTAGCTATAATATGATTGTGTGAATCGTCTGCTACTGTAACTGTAATAGCAGTAGTACCAGAACCAGAAGCATCACCACTTAGTGTAATAGTTTGGTTGCCAGTTAAGTAACTAGCATCATTAGTTAATGTAGAAACATTGTCTGCTGGTTGAACTGCACTATCAGCTAACGTGCCTTGCGCTGCTGTTGCATAGTCAGTAGATGCAGTAGTTGCTGCTGTACCCAAACCTAAGTTAGTACGAGCAGAAGAAACACTAGTTAGGTCAGATAAATTATTAACTGCTACTAATGTGCCTGATAACGAAGCATAAGCGGCTACCCATACAGACCCATCATATACTTTCATTACGTCATCAGTAGTATTAAAGTATAAAGCACCAGCTACTAAAGCATTACCATCATTGTCTAATGTTGGGTCAGATGTTTTCTGTCCTAAGTACCTATCATCAAAGTTGTCTAAAGCAGATAAAGCTGTGTCTGCTGCTGTCTGAGCATTAGTTTCACTTGTAGCCGCGTTGGTGGCTGATGTAGCAGCATTAGTAGCACTAGTAGCTGCGTTGCTTGCTTGTGTAGTAGCTGTAGAAGCAGATGTGGCTGCATTACTTTCTGATGTACTAGCAGCACTAGCAGAGGTAGCAGCATTAGTTTCTGACGTTGCAGCATTAGTCTCACTCGTAGCTGCATTAGTAGCTGAGGTAGATGCTTCGCTTGCCTTAGTAGTTGCTGTGCTGGCTGAAGTAGATGCACTTGATGCGCTAGAAGCAGCAGCAGTTGCACTGTTACCAGCATTGGTTTCACTTGTAGCAGCGTTAGTTTCTGATGTACTAGCATTACTAGCACTTGTTGATGCAGCACTTGCAGAGCTACTAGCATTTGTTTCTGATGTAGCTGCTGCACTTGCAGAGTTACTGGCAGCAGTAGCTGAACTAGCTGCATTGGTTTCTGAAGTAGCTGCATTGGTTTCTGATGTAGCAGCATTTGTTTCTGAAGTTGATGCTGCACTTTCACTAGCAGCAGCATTAGTTTCTGATGTACTTGCTGCACTAGCTGATGAGGCAGCGTTGGTTTCCGATGAGCTAGCATTGCTTGCGCTTGTTGCAGCAGCAGTAGCGGAATTACTAGCATTTGTTTCTGAAGTGCTTGCATTTGAAGCACTGTTGCTTGCATTAGTAGCAGATGTACTTGCGGCAGATGCAGAATTAGAAGCGTTGGTTTCTGATGTACTCGCTGATGCAGCCGAAGCTGCTGCCTCTACAGCTTTTTCCGTTACTACTGTTACTGTAGCATCTGTAGTGGAATCACCTGCGCCACCTATTCCTCGATATATAGCCATGCACTACCCCAAAAATCGTTTAAATAATATAGTGGCCAAAGCACCCATAAACGATGCTAAACTAAGACCTACCCAAAATGCGCCACGCGACCTATTGGCTAGTTCTAATAATTCTTTTAGGTCAAGCTCCATTGAGCCTACCTTTTCTTCTAATGATTCTACTTTACTAAGTAGCTTCCCATACTCTACTGGGTCTATCTCGTTCTTAGGACTCATGTAAATAATTTCCTTAGTAAAAGAGAGGCAGTTTCCCACCTCTCCTTATATTACTTACAAATTGTCTTACGGTGCTGCTGTTGCTGGAGTAGCGTCAGAAGCGAAGACTAGTTGTACGGCTGCACCATCACGAAGTTCTGCAACTCCATAGATTGTATCAGCAGTCATCAAGTCACCTAAGAACTCTTGCTTGTATTGTGTCTGAACACGTACACCCATTTGCTCTGCAAGAATGAACGCATCACGGTGACCTAGAATACCACCAACTACACGGCCGTTAGCAGCATTTTCAGCAGCGCTTTCGACTTCAGGTAAGTTAGTAGATACATAGATTTTAATACCGTAGATTTCGCCAATTAAACCATTCTCTACTGGACGGCCATTAACGAAGTCAGAACTGTTGAAACGGTCAATACCTAGAATGTCCTTCTTGACTGAAGGAGGTACGACCATGAAACGATTGTCCATAG